TGTGATTAAACCAGACACTGTTTGGCAGTACGTATATGATACAGATACAGTATTCAATAACATAACCAACTCTTATGAGACTAAACAAATTATACGTGACAGCTTTCCGTATACTGTTACGAATACTATAACTAGCGGCATCACTAGACAGGAAAGAAAGGCGATGCAGGATATGTTTGATCACTTAGAAAAGATGATGAAACTACAGAATGATAGTTTAAAGATGCAATTGAAATCAGAGGATAAACAGTACAAGCAGGATAAGAAAACGGAAAGGGTTGAAACAAGACAAGAAAATAAAAAGAGTCCATGGATATGGGCTGTTGTTGCAGGACTCCTATTGGCATCAATAGCACTACTTAAATTTACTTAATATGTCAGATTTTTTATCAAAAATTAAGCAGTATCCTCTAAAAGAAACACAATACATTAAGGAGGAAACAAAGAAGAATCAGATAGTTCTTCATCACACAGCAGGAAACTCTTCTGGTGTAAACACAATGATTAATTGGAACAACGATGATCGTGGAAGAATAGCTACTTGTGTAACTATTTCTGGAAAGGGGTCAACAAACTCATCTGATGGAGAGATCGTGCAAGGGTTTTCTTCTAAGTATTGGGCTTATCACCTAGGCGTAAAACAAGAGGTATTCTCTGCACATAAGGTTTCGTATCAGAATCTTGATAAGCAGTCAATAGGTATTGAGATATGTAACTGGGGAGCACTAGATAAGGTTGGGAGTAAGTTCTATAACTACGTAGATAAAGAGGTTCCTGCAGATCAGGTGTGTACACTATCTGAATCATATAAAGGATTTAAGCACTTTCATTTGTATACAGATAAGCAGATAGAGTCAGTTAAAAACCTATTGCAGTACTGGAACAAGATATACGGTATAGATATAACGTACAAAGAGGCTGACATGTGGACAGTATCAAAGAATGCATTATCTGGAGCAGAAGGTGTTTATACACATAACTCATATAGAAAAGACAAGGTTGATATTACACCTCAGCCTAAAATGATAGAAATGTTAAAATCCTTAAAAAATGGCTAAGTTAAAGACACAAGATTTAGTTGCTAGAGTAGCAAAACACGTTGAGCGTCCTGGGGTTCATGCTAAGACAAAGATAAGTAGACTTAAGACAAGCAAGAACTATAAGAAGGCATATAGAGGACAAGGTAAATAGTTTTTACAAAACAGTATACTACTGTAAAAAGTATTTTTAGTTATGAGAAAAAACAAAGTTAAAACAGGAAAGCAATCTGTAACCATGGAGGTTGACGGAAAGGAGTACGGTGCTATACAAAAGAGTAAAACTGTATACAGAAAGAACGGACTTGTAAAGAAAACCGTAACTAAAACAAAAGGAACTCCTGGGTCTGTTATAGGTAGATCTAAAGAAGTTAAGAGATATAGATAAATTTAGTAAATTTGCATCATGGGAAAAATTAATAACTATACGGTAGATCCAGTTAATCCTGGAGACAAGATTCTTGCTTCTGATGCAACAACTGGAGACACTAAGAATGTTTCAGCTCAGTCTATATCAGACTTAGCTACATCGTCATCTATATATAGGGCATACATAACTCAATCTGGAGCAGTTGATCCAACAGTAGTGTTAATACCAGGAAATACAATAACTGGTACGTGGTCATATAACAATACAGGTGATTATATATTTACGTCAACTGGAACATTTGCAGTGTCAAACTCTGGATGTGTTGTAGGTGTAGCAGATGCATACGATACAACATTTGAGTTCTCTGTTATTGATGACGACTCTATATCATTTAAAAGTTATTCAGCTGGATCACTATCTGATGGTGTTATTACTGATCTATATATAGAAATCTTTACACACGATTTATAACGCAAACTTAAAGAAATCCTCTAACGAGGATTTTTTTATTATATTTGTCACAAATTAAATTAAATAAAATGGAAGAAAACAGAATGCTAACACCAGAAGAGCTGGAAAGATTCAACTCTGCAAGAACACGATACGTTGAACTTAGATCACGTCTAGCAGACATCACAATTACAGAAGAGAGACTTAAGAACGACAAGCAGTCTACACTTATGAACGTAGATATGGCTCAGAACGAGTTTGCTGTGATTCAGAAAGAAATCTATGATAAATATGGTGAGGGAGTGGTAAATGGTCAAACAGGAGAGATCTCATGATTATAAGAAAGATATCAATAGGTACTGACCCACTAAACGCTATGCATTTCCAGATAGGGAAGCCAGTGATGAATGGTGAGTATATTGTTTTTGATATCAAAAGAACAGACGAAGGTTTATATGATATATGGGTTGAGAAGGATGGAGAAGCTGTAAAGTGGAAGTCTGTAGGATCAACCGTTCCAGTTTCAATAGAGTATAACATTAACTTTTAATGAAGTCACCTCATTACTTTGTAATACACCCATTTAATGGGCAGAGATACGACTCTATACGAAAGTATGGAGATATTGATTTTGTTATTTCTTCATCTCAGGAGGATCACACTGTAACAAATAGGGTAGGTATAGTTGATAGTATTCCAATAGGATATGACGGAGACATATCTGTTGGAGACTTTGTTATTGTTCATCATAACGTGTTTAGAATATACTACGATATGAAGGGTAACGAGAGATCTAGTTGGAACCATTATGATGAGGATGTATTCATTGTTGAGTTAGATCAAATATTTCTATACGGGAAGAGTGAGTGGAATGCTCCGTATCCGTTTTGTTTTATAGAGCCTATAGAGAATGACAATTCTGACTATATGCTAAGTACAGATGCGGAGAAGTATCTTCACGGATACGTTAGATATATACCAGAAAATAAACACGTTAAAACTGGAGACTTAGTATCATTCAAGCCAGAATCTGAATATGAATTTAGAATAGATGGTAAGAAGTTATACAGAATGAAATTAAGTAGTTTATGTCTGAAGATTTAAGAGGTAAAAAAGATAGGTTATTAAGGGCGGCAGAAAAAGCTGTTGATGAGCTTATAAACGTACTTAATGACCCAATTATAAATAACAGTGATGACGATATATCTGCTGACAAGATGAAGAATGCGGCAGCAGCAAAGAGACTAGCATTTGAGGATGCATTGTTTATGTTAGACAGAATAGATTCTGAAAGATCAAAGTTCCAAGAAGGGATAATAAAGATAATCGATACTGGAAATGGTGGATTTGCAGAGGGAAGAGCAAAATCAAGCGGAAAGAAGTAGCAACTATGATCTACATAGAGTTGTTAACGATCACGTTAACAAAAACGCTATACACGTAAGGAATAAAGCTAAGTCATGGAAATATGGTTACGATGAACAGTATGACGTTGTTGTTATATCAAAGGATGGTACGATAGGAGACATATATGAGATAAATGGACTATATATAGCACTTCCAAGTACACCAAAAGAAGTCGATAATCTTGGTAATAGATGGTGCCCTACTGATGTTCCAAAAGAGCTACAAAAAATAAAAACATTCTTCGAGTGGACAAAGAGAGATAATATATTTAAGTCACAATGGGTAGACTATATAGAGGAGGAATTCAACAGGAGAGAGAACGGATACTGGTTTATAAATAATGGTAATCCTACGTATATAACAGGAACCCATTATATGTATCTACAGTGGTCCAAGATAGATATTGGTCTTCCAGATTTTAGAGAGTCAAACAGATTATTCTATATATTCTGGGAGGCGTGCAAGGCAGATAACAGATCATACGGTATGTGTTATCTAAAGAACAGACGTAGCGGATTCTCGTTTATGAGTTCTGGAGAGATATGTAACATAGGAACAATATCCAAGGACTCTAGACTTGGTATACTATCAAAGACTGGTGGTGATGCTAAGACTATGTTTACTGATAAGGTTGTTCCAATAGTAAAGAACTATCCATTCTTCTTTAAACCTATACAGGATGGTATGGATAATCCAAAGACTGAGTTATCGTTTAGGGTTCCTGCATCTAAGATTACAAAGAGGAGTATGAACGATGAGAATCAAGAGGTGATGGAGGGTCTAGATACAACTATAGACTGGAAGAACACTGCTGACAACTCATACGATGGTGAGAAACTTCTAATGCTTATACACGATGAAAGTGGTAAGTGGATGAAGCCAGATAATATACTAAATAACTGGAGGGTAACAAAGACCTGTCTGCGTCTTGGTAGTAAGGTTATTGGTAAGTGTATGATGGGATCAACGTCTAACGCACTATCAAAGGGTGGTGATAACTTCAAGAGACTATACATGGACTCTGACCCTAGAAGGAGATCTGCCAACGGCCAGACAAAGTCTGGTCTATACTCACTATTTATACCTATGGAGTGGAACTTTGAAGGTTTTATAGACGAGTACGGATTTCCAGTATTCGATGATCCAGTAAAGCCTGTTGTAGGTATAGATGGGGAACTAATTAAAACTGGAGTAATTACATATTGGAATAATGAAGTTAATGCGCTTAAAAACGATCCTGACGCACTCAATGAATTTTATAGACAGTATCCGAGAACTGAATCTCACGCTTTTCGTGATGAGTCAAGACAGTCGCTTTATAATCTTTCTAAGATATATCAGCAGATTGATTACAATGATTCCTTAGTTAAAGACAGGGTACTTACTAGGGGTAACTTTCACTGGAGGAATGGTGAACTAGACACAGAGGT